AGAAAGGAGTGAAGAGATTGTCGTTCGAATTTGAGGAGTCAGATACGAAGCCAAATATAGGTGATTCCTCAGATCCAGGACCTACCTCTGATGAGGTTGAATTCTTAGATGGTGTGGAAGGCAGGGAAGATATACTCACATCCGTTGGGCTAGCTCTTATATTAGCAGCATCGCCTGATAAATTTGATGGTATCTCCGACGCTGAGTTTCACCTCTTGGAAAAGCTTGGAACAGGCTTCGGCATCTATGAACTGCTAGGGCGTCTAGGTGTTCCAGATAGTTTCAGACTACCTGAGGGCTTTGCTAAACACTTTAGTAATGAAGTGATTCCCGATCTCTCTATAATCCGTCAGGATAAGGAGATGATTGAGGCATTCAGGAAGGAGCTTAAATATGTCCTTTCCCATCCGGAAGTGCGTGCTAATCTCTATCGGAAAGGAGGAGTTACCTATTCTGACATCGCAACGCACGTTGCCAAAACATTTAGAAAAGGTAAGTTCTACAATCCGAGTTTCACTCTCCCTTCGAGTGGCTTACACAGTAATGAAAATGGAAATCGCCGCAGCAAAGCGAAGCGCTTCTACGCCATGCGACGTAGAAAAGGAAAGAAACGATGAGTACTAGAGCGGGTTATGGAATGACACACCCACACAGTGAATACGTAGAGTTTCTACCTATTAACGCTGAGTGGAGATGGGTGCCTCAACCGGTCCCATTGGTTAAATATGCGTATGTTAGCCCTGTCTTGAAAACCATAATGGCACGCTCTCTTCGGGGCCAAGATGTTGATTTTGTGACACCGTTAGTAGATAGAACGGAGAAGATTTCGTCCAGAGCCATCCTCCGTGACACACTACTAGGAATGATACGGCCACAAACTCCCGATTGGTTGTACCAGGCTGAACTAGAGCAGGCAGAGAAGATCGGACCCTACTCCATTATGCTTCCATATTCGGAGCGTAAAGAGTCCGTATTGAAGTACTTTGGGCCAAAGGATTTCACCCCTGAAATCGTGTATCTAGAACAGGCTTTTAGACAAATGGCAAAGTTGGTACGACCTAACTCACTACAATTGTTGGATGTTGATTCCGCCTATAATCATATGCCGAAAGGCACCAATCTTGGTTTACCCTATCTCAGTAGCAGGTCCGTTCCTGACCGGAAACAAGTCTTAGCTAAAGCTCGTTACTGGATTGAGAGAGAGTATAACGACATACAGCTTGGTGTCTACCCCGCCGTCCTTTTCTGGCGGGGCCAACCGAGAGGATTGACTGAAGTTCCAAAACAACGTGTTGTTTGGGGCTTTCCCCATGATATCACTATCCTGGAGTCTAGAATTCAAGTTCCTGTTCTCGATGCCTTGACACAAAACCCCGCTTTCGCTGCGTGGGTGGGTCAGACCGCCGTTGACGAAGAGGTAACTAATATTCTAGGAACTAACAAGTTCCCAATCCTTAGTGTCGACTTTAGTGGATTCGATGCCAGTGTCCCAGCTAAGCTAATTCACTTAGCGTTTGATCTACTCCGGTTGTGGTTTAATGAAACAGCGGCACGTGATATTGACTTTATTGAGCAAGTCTTCCTAAACATTCCTTTGATAACACCTGAGGGAGTACTGTATCGCGTGGACGGTTCAGTACCATCTGGATCAGGAGTAACCAACCTCATTGATTCTTTGGTACAAGGCCTCGCTGGTTGGTACGCCGCATACTCTAACGGAATCACCATTGACCGGATGTTGGTACAAGGTGATGATGGGGTGTATAGCTTCAATGGCAGTTGGGAGCCAGAGAAGATATTCAAGGCTTTTAAGGATCTAGGCCTTCAAGCGGGCTCAGATAAAGGTGGGATATCCATGGACGATGTACGTTTCCTGCAGAACTTACATCATCGGAACTACCGTGTAAATGGACTCAATGTCGGCGTTCGACCATTACTACGCATTCTCAACGGAATGATGAGTTATGAGCGCATGACGCCTGGATGGAATCAATTCCTAGATTCCATACGGTGGTACCAGCAATTGGAATCTGGAAAGTTTCATCCTGGTTTCAGTAAAGCAGTCGAATTACTGTACAAGCATGATAAAGTCTCTCGACGTTATGGAGTGAGAGAGATAATTGCACGCAGTGGCGGTATGGATCAAGCTAAAAGCATCCTCCGTGAACAAAGCTTTCCATTTGGTAAGTACGGGCTTTCGGGATTAATGGAATTTAGCACCATTAAGGAGTTGCAGCGATTGAAAGCCTCGCATTAGGGTGTGTACAGGGATCACTCAGTG